TATTGTTTTTTCTTTATCACAATATTTCATAAAGGCTAATTCCCAACTGGATCTGAAAAATACATTGTTTACATCACCAATATATTTTTGCCTGTTTAAAGGTCTAAAACGACCTTTGTAAGCTTGTCTTCTTGGTTCTATTTTTGGAAATCTCTTAAACGTTTTTCTTTTCTCTAACATTTGTTCTTTTAAGTTTTTTTATCTGTTCAACTGTGATTAAACCATCACCTTCATTGTTGTGTCTAAAATATGGCATACCACCCAATAGTTTTATTTTTTCTTCAGTAGATATTATATCAGAATTATTATTTTTTGATTTATAATAATATAAATTATTATCAATTGACCCAAACCATTTCTTTTGAAAATTATAATAATCCTGATTTCTTTTTATAACTTGTTTTTCAATTGTATTATTTTCTAACACACCAGAATTTATAATAACATATATTTGTAGTTTATGTCTTTCATCTATAGGTAACTTTTTAACATATTGTCTATATTTTTCACCAATGTCAGATAAAGCTTTTGTTACTATAGAAGCTGATACATTTACATATTTTGTATATTTTGTATCTACATAACCTTGTGTTCTCATCCAACGAAGTCTATTTGCTTCTTTTGACCAATTTCTAGGAATAATATTATTTTTAGATTTTCTTTTAGATTTTAGTCTATCTATAAAAATGTTTTTAGCTCTTTCGTATTCTGATGGTTTAAAGTAATAATTACCTACCATAAATTTTAATTTTTCATCTGCACTATCTTGTAAAACATTATATCCTTCGTTAGTGTTTAAATCACCATTCATTTTACCTATTTGATATAGTTCATATAGTGAATTTGCATAGTCTTCAGCTGTACTCGGACAACCTTTATCTTCTTGTGGATTTGTCATCTGACCAAGTAATATAAAAGCTTCTTTAGCGTCAACTTCTTTCATTTGTGAAAAATCATATAAATCGCATATTATATCATTTACGTCATTTTTTTTAACCGCATATATTCTTCCATTACCAGTTGCTACGTGTAGATAGCCATCGGGCATTTCAGCAAAAACTGGAGGTAGTAAATTCAATTTAAATCCTTGTTTTGATATTTTTTCTCTTAATAATTCTGCCTCAGGATTATCACCAACTATTCTGTGTTTTTGAGTTGTGTATCCATCTTTATCTTCGGTTACAATGTCGTCACCATTACCTTTTATTTTTAAAACTTTTCTACCTAAAAATTTACCTCCAAGTTTTAATCTTCTTTTATATTCGTGAGCATATGGTCCATGATCAAATGGACACAACTCTAATGATTTTTTAATAAATGGTTTAAATGATTTATGAACAGATAAATCAACAGCAATATCCTTATCAATATTACGTCCAATATCATTATTTAATTCTTCTTCAACTGTTTGTAATAATTTTGATGTTTTTAATACCATAGTAATATTATATTTTTATAGAGTGGGTAGCCCGAAGGCTACCCAATTGAGAAAGTGAGAGAGATAGATTAGGAATCATCCTCAGCAAGTTTACTAAAGTACGATAGATCGTCATCACTATCGTTGGATGATCCAACTTCCTCTACTGAATTGTTAGAAGACATTGGCACGCTATCACTAGCAGGTGGGAGGTCAATATCTTCAACTGACTCAGTACTTCTTTGTCCAGTAAGTGTCTTATTCAGTTTCTCTTTGAGTTCCTCATAAGATTTAAAATTACTTGGATCAATGAAGGGCTTTAGAGCATATTGAGATTTCCATATTTTGTCAATCTCCTCATCAGTAGGTTTTAATCTACTAATCGGCTCAAATTCTGATTTATCATAATTCCAATAGCCGTCAACTTTTCTGATTTTTAATTTAAAGTTTGCACCTTCCCAAAAATCAAATGGGTTAACTGCTTTTTCATCTTCAAACGCTGGGTTCATTGCTTCAGTAATCTTATCAAATATTTTCTTACCAAACTTGAATAGAAATACTTTGCCTTCGTTTTCAGGATGTTTAGGATCGCTAACTACTAAAATATTAGAATAGTATTGTAACTTTCTTTTTCTTTTTCTAGCAATTTCTTTATCGGCTTCTATGCCTGTATTCCACAACCTTGTATTTTCTTCACTAACAGGATCCTTTTTGTTAAGTGTAGTTAAAGAGTTTTCAATATACCATTGACCACCTGGTCCTTGAAAGGCGTGATGCCAAACTCTTTGCCATGGCATATCTTCACCTTCAATAGCAGGTAAAAATCTGATTACAGCGTAACCATTGCCAGACTTATCAAGTTCAGGTTTCCATAACCTATCGTCTTGGTATTTGTTTTTCTTTTCGGGTTGTTCGATTGTATTTTCTAACTTCTTAGTTAGAGCATCAAAGTTTGACTTTGACTTTTTTAGGGCTTCTAATGCACTTGACATTGTATGTATCTCCTTGTATATATTGTTGTACGTATTAATTGTATTAATGTAAGTATAATATTATTTATACTACTTTTTTCTACCATTAACATTTTTTTTTGTTTTTGATTGAAATAGTTTTGCTAGTCTTTCAAAAGCATTATCTATCAAATCACAAAATCTGTATATTATCTTATCAAACATAATCTCATTATAACAGATTTAACTCAATCTGTCAAGCAGCTGTGCTTGATCAATATATTCTAAATTGATGTCCTCTTGTGCTGTAAATACGTCTATTTTACGGTTTGTAGGACTATCGTTTAATTCTTTATTTACTTTAAAAAACTTAATTTTAGGGTTTAACTCCATTAGTCTTTTCCATTGTAACTCCCAATTACCTGATGGTGTAGGTTCAAATTCTGAAGCAACGTAATTGTGTGTGCTTTTATAGATATTATTTACAGTATTGGTATCAGATACTAGGTCGTGGCCTATCATATAAACTTCATCTGGTTTTTCTAATTTAGTTGCTATGTAACCAGTTGTAGGTCCACAAGCCCAGCCATCATCTCTTCCATCTTCTTCACAATCTCTTATATCATATGCTTGATCTGGTTCTTTTATCCAAGAAACATAGACGTGTGAATTGTGTATATGTTTTTTTACTCGTTCTCTATCACCACCTTCTTCTTTTGCTTTTTTTAATATTGTAACAGCACCTTCTATTGTAGAACCGTGTGTAACAAACTCTTGTGAGTCGTCTTGTTCATTTGCCTTTATCAAATCAAATTCTTTCATATCTTTTAAATCTTGTATAGAAGCCATACCTTCAACAATACTTTGATATAACATTGTTGGTACTTTTGTCCATGCTCTAAAATAACAAGGTTTCTTTTGAGCAAAGCCACTATGATAAACTTCGTGTATCATACCACCGTCAACAGCTGTAAGCACATCAATTAAATCTGGATGATCTCTATAGATAGCATTACACCCATATAGTTTACCGTGAGGTTTTAAAAGACTTAAATCAAAATCTTTTCTACTTTCACCATTGCCAATTAAAAATACACGTTTCATCTTGTTATTAAATTATCAGGTTTATCTATAGGCATACCTGTTCTATCAAACCATTTATTTTTTACATTGTAAACATAGCCCAAAGAACCGTCTGATAGTTTGATTGATTTCTTATCAATCTTACCATCGTAGGTAGAACCATCTTTTAAAACTAATTCTAATGTGCCGTGTAGATTTTGATAGATTCTATCAATTGTTTTATCACCATATTTGTTTGACTCTGGTATCATACAAACACCTCCTTCATAATAAATTTACATTTTGTTATATTGAAATTAACAAATGGTTTTAACTTGGTAATCTTAAATGACTTTTCAGGCCAGATAATAGTTTCGGTAATTTCTTTATCCCAATTTTTAACAAACGATAAAATCTTATCCAAGATGATGAATGTTTGTACTCCAATTTGTTCAGAAAGAAGTAACCGTAACAATCTCGGATGTTGGCCATTAGGTACACGNAACANATCATCAAAAGAAATCCTATCNCCATCAATGATATTACGAACCAATAAGCAATCATTTCTAAAATTGTAGGTAAGTGCTTGATTATACTTTTTCCACTTTGTATAATTAGTTTCTCCAT